ACGATGCTTCAAGTGCTATATTAAGATTATCTTAATATAGGAGGTCATCACCATGGCAGATGCTTGGAATGAGGGCACGTGGGGGCAAGGCTTTTGGGGGCAACAGAGTTCTGTTACTGTAACCCTTACAGGTGTTTCTTCAACTACAGCATTAGGCACTGAGTCCTTTGTCGGTGACGTTGTAGTCACATTAGGATCTTTACAAGTCACTTCAGCTTTAGGCACCGCTACTGGTGAAGCTGAATCAATTTATCCTTTAACAGGTGTTTCATCTCAATTTAGTTTAGGTGCTCCAAGCATAGAAGAAGGAGCAGGAGTAACCCTTGCAAGTTTATCTATGGCATTTACTGCAGGGGACGAGACAGCCTCTGGAACAGTTGATGCTGGTTGGGGTAGATCTACATGGGGATCTTTTGCATGGAATGAGAATATAACACAAGAAGTTAGTGTTACAGGCGTTACAATGTCAACGTCTCTTGGCACGACAACACAATCAGTTGGTACGGGTGTAATTGTATCCGTAACCGGTCTAGATATGACAAGTGCCTTAGGCACGACATCTCAAACAGGAACAGCATTACAAACACTTGACAGTTTAACGATAGGTGCCGCTTTATCTGGTGCTTCAGGTATTACTGGTGAGGGTAACGTGGGAGTTATAGCTCCTTCTGATCAATTAGACTTTGCAATTGGTACTCCTGTCATTGACATCTTTACACAAATAGATCCTGTTGGTGTTTCTGCAACTGCATCATTAGGGACTGCTGTGGCAGAGGCAGATGCATTAGTAACCCTTGGTAGTTTATCTAGTAGTTTTTCATTGGGCACAGAGACAGTAGAGGTAGGCACAGGTGTTATAGTTTCTTTGTCTACAGTGGCTTTATCTTTTGCTACAGGCACGGAAACAGCGACAGGTGAAGCAATAGTAGATGTTACCGGGCTGACCATGACATCGGCTCTAGGCGATCCATTTAGCACCCCTTGGGCTAATGTGGTTACAGGAGCAACTAATACTTGGACTGAGGTAGACGCAGCATAAAAGGTGTTGCTTGAATAATAAAAAAAGATATATTTTAGAGAGGTACAAATATGGCAAGCACATACTCAGATAGACTTAAATTAGAACTCATGGCAACTGGCGCAAACGCCAATACATGGGGTACAAATACCAATAACAACTTAGAAGTTCTAGATGCTTTTGCAGCAGGATATTTATCTAAATCTGTAGCGGGGTCTTCAAATATTACTCTTACTACAGCCAATGCTTCTGACACTGCTGAATCTTCTAATAAAGTTATTGAACTTACAGGTGCTTTGACAGGTGACATCGTTGTGTTTATTCCAGCGGTGGAAAGTGAATATTTATTTTTTAATAATACAACAGGTTCTCAAACTTTAACTATAGCAGCTACAGGGCATACAGCTAATGGTGCTTTAGTAACACAGGGTGCATACTCAAGAGTTTACTGTGATGGTTCTTCAAACTTTAACGTTGAAGTATCAACTTCCTTATTAGGAACTACTACTTTTAAAGATACTGTTACTGCTGGTGGTGGTAATATTATTCTTAGAACTAATGGTGCGGTGTCTGCCACAACATATACAGGTAGTGGTGCTAATCTTACTGACATCGAGGCTTTTCCCTCTGGAACAAAACAGCTTTTTTATCAAGCATCTGCACCAACTGGTTGGACACAAGACACAACTGCTGCATTAGGTAATGCTGCCTTAAGAGTTGTTGTTGGTACAGGTGGAGGCACAGGCGGTAGTGATACTTTTCAAACAGTTTTTTCAAGTTCAAAAACTACAGAATCAAAAAGCTTACCTGTTACAGGTAGTTTAACTGGTTCAATTGGAGCTACAACTTTAACAACACCACAAATTCCAAGTCACCAACACAAGCCAACTAAAGCATCTCCTCCAGGACAAAACCCTGCACCTACTAGAAGTTTTGACACTGGTACTTTTAATAATAGGAGAGCTGAACCTACTCCAACGTTATCCGATGATTCTTTTCCAGCCACAGGTGGTGGTGGTTCTCACACTCACCCATTTACAGGAAGTTTAAGTAGTGCAACTACCGCATCCTCAAGCTTTGCAGTTCCAACAATGGACGTAAAACACGCAAACGTTATTGTAGCCGCTAAAGATTAATGCCAATATTCGATCCCGATGGGACGTGTCCTCTTCTCAAGAAGAAGTGTATAAAACATCGGTGCATATGGTATAATATGCTTCAGGGTAAACACCCTCAAACAGGGTTAGATGTACAGGAATGGGGCTGTTCTATAGCATGGTTGCCCTTGCTTTTAGTAGAAAATTCAGGAAAAATATCCCAGACAACAGCAGCAACTGAAAGTTTCAGAAACGAAATGGTTCAATCAAATAATATAATGACAAAAGTTTTAGCACAAAGTGGAGATGCACAAAAAGCGATGGCCACGGCAGGATCTATTTTTGAATTAATAGGTGATCATCAAAAAGCAATTGATACTAATGATCCTAATAATGAGGATAAAACTATTTTACAACTAAGCAATAATAAGGTAAAAGTTAAGAAGAAGCCTAAAAAGGCTATGACTAAAAAGGTGAAAAAAAATGGCAACAACCGTAAACAACACAACAGTTCAAAGTAGAATATCAATACTTTTTGATGCTGGTGGTCCCTTAACAGGTGATGGACCAGCAAAAGGGACTGGAAACACTGAATCAGATGTATATAGAGATGATAATGTTCATTTAAATATAAGATCTCATACAGAGATTGATTCTAATATTCATGCCTTACAATGGGATGCTACAACAAACACTGGACATATTGAGTTTACAGACACAAGAGACAACGAGTCTATATCTTCTTTTCCTCAATGGGCAACGAACGTTGTTATAAGAGCAGAGGCTCAAGATACCTGGCAAACAACTTTTGACTCTACTTACGCAAGTCAAACAGATGCAGGAGCGGATGACGCTACAGCATCAACAGCCGCAACCACGGCTGCCAATACAGCGAGAACAGATTATCTTGCTGCACACAGTATAACTTATTAAGTTTTCTGTGCACAAATAATATGCGAGAACACATACTAGAAGTTAAAAAATTAATTCCCGAAAAATACTGTGAAAAAATTATTTCTTATTTTGACTATAATTTAGTAGATGCAAAAACAACAGGTTATGGTTTAGCTAAATCTATAAGAAATTGTAAAAGTAGGAACGTCATGAGCCCAGAAACTTTTGGGGAAAGAATTTGTTCTAATTATGTACAAAAAAAATTATTTGAATGCGTTAGTTTTTATAAAAGTAAATATTCTTATTTTTTTTCTGACAAAATATCATCATGTGAACTACTAAAATATCAACATAATGAACATAAAACAGGATATAAATATCACGTAGATATGGGAGAGAAAGTTTCTGACCGACACGCATCAATATCTATATGCCTCAATAACAATTTTCAAGGGGGTGAATTTGTATTTAATTTGCCTGATGGCGAAATACAAATGCCACAAAACGTGGGAGATGCAATAATTTTTCCTTCTAATTTTATGTTTCCACATCAAGTAAATCAAATAATAGAGGGCACTAGATATGCTTTAGTAGCATGGGTAATTTAATGCAACCTATTTTTATAAAAGAATTTTTGCCTAAAGAAATATTAGTAGTAGTTCAAAATTATTGTTTACTAAAATATGCTAACCCTGAATTTATTTCTGCAGATTCTCAAACTCAATCTTTCATATCACACTATAATGATCATTTAATGGAATCATTAATGGATTTAAGCACCCCTGTTGTAGAAAAAAACGTACAAAAAAAACTATTTCCGACCTATTCTTTTTTTAGAATCTATGATCGATTATCTGATTTACCAGTGCATACAGATAGGCCCTCTTGTGAATATACAGTTGCCTTAAGTTTGGGATCTGACCCTGTTGAAAAGCCCTACGAAATATTTGTAGGTGAAGCGGACGACACATCTGATTATAAATATTATGATAAATCTAGAAAATTTAATAGACTTCGCATTGATTACAAATTTCCTATGGTTCCTAATAATGCAATAATTTTTAAAGGTATGGAAAAAATACACTGGAGAGAATATTGTGAGCATGATTATTTTATGACTGTTTTCTTACATTATGTCGATCAAGAGGGTGAATATAAAGAATATAAATTTGATAAAAGACAGTGTTTAGGTTTTTCTAAAAACGACTAGATGCTTAATGAAAACATACTTTTTAAAGAATGTTTATTTCATACACAATATATAGGCAATACTGAAGTTATTGATAAGCACATTGAACATATTCTTTTTTTTGATAAAGGTCGTAAAGGAAGTAATGAGGGAGGCTATCAAAGTCATGACATTACTTTTGGTTTTGAAGAACTTCTCACTTTTGCACAAAAGTGTGCTAAAGAATTAGACCCGAGTTTGATCTTTGCAAATTTTTGGTTGAACGTAAACAAAGGGAATAATTACAATTCAGAGCACATACATGAATTAAATGGTGCATCTGCGGTTTATTATCACAAAGTTTGCTGTAATAAATGTCCTATTTACTTTAAACATTTATGTTCTCAAGTTGTATTAGGTACACCAAAATTCTATCCCAAAAATGGTGATTTAATATTTTTCCCTTCTTACTTGCCTCATGGAGTGCAAGGATGTGATAATCCAGAACATGAAAGAATTTCTTTCGCTTTAAACTTTAAAATAAATAAACACTCTTTAGGATTATGAATAAAGTTATTCCACAACTTACCTTTGATTTTATAGAATGGATGGAAGAACAAGACACGATAGAGAAAACAATAATTGAATTTGGTTCTGGTGACTCCACTATATACTTTAGCACTAAATTTAAAAAAGTAATTACATATGAAGATGAATTGGAATGGATAGAGAAGATAAAAAATAGGCATTTAGAAAATGTTGATGTTAATTTTTTAGACTACAATTTTTATAAGAAAGAACCTGATTCTTTTAAAAATACTGATTTTATTTTAATAGATAACAACCCTCGTCAATTTAATTCTAGATTATATGTAGCACAAGTTTTGATAGAAAAAATCAAATATAAAAATACTTTAATTTTAGATAATGGCAATTGGAATGGGGATTGTTATTTTTATTTACGAACAAAATATAAATCTTATCATGACTTTATAGGTATTAACCCAAGGGGAGATAGAACAGTAACTACAGTTTTTTATGACAGAAAATAATTTTTATCAAATATATGAGAGTAAAATTTACAAAGGTGTGCTTGATAATGAGGTGTGCCAACAATCTAAAAAATTTATTGAATCTTTTAGCAATAAATTTACTGAGTACAAGTGGGATTGTCCTCTTAGAACATCACTTAATTTAACAAATAATATTTTAAATATTGTAGAGTTAAGGCATTTAAAATTAAATATTTTATCTCACATAGATAATTATATGTTACAAACAAAAAAGTTTTTTGATGGATTCATAGATAATTCATGGATTAATATTTATGAAAAAAACTATTATCAAGAATTTCACAACCATCAAAGTGAAATTCACAAATGTATAAGTGGTGTCGTTTATCTAACAGAAAAAAACTCAAATATTATTTTTGACACAAATCATGCTAAAAATTTTATTCCTGAATTCTCAGATATAATAATATTTGAAGATGATATGTTTCACAGAGTTAAGTCTAATGATGAAGAATTAAGAATAAGTTTAGCTTTTAATTATAGAAAATGTGTTCCATGGCATGGGTTAACAGAAACAAAAAAGGAGAAAACAAATGATTAAACCAAATGAACTAAAAGATAAAAACTTTAAGGTATTTTTAGGAATGCCTATGTATGGAGGTATGTTATCTGAAGCCACACTACATGGATTATTAGAGTTACAACAATGGTCAATGTCTGCGGATAAAAATGTTGCTATGCGAATACAAACCATGGGTAATGAAAGTTTAATTACCCGCGCAAGAAATACCATAGTTTCTATGATGATGGATCAGAACGATTTTGTAGCCACACATCTTTTGTTTATAGACGCAGATATTGGTTTCACATGGCAAAATGTTGAAAGATTATTATGTGCTGACAAAGATATAGCTTGTGGAATATATCCAAGAAAGCATATCTATTTAGAAAAAATAAAAAAAATTTTAGAGGAAAATCCAGACGCATCACCAGACGATATTGAAGCTAGAGCTTTAGGGTACAATGTTAATTTTGATGATCCTACAAATTTACAAGGAGAAAATGGTTTTTTTAAAGTAAATGAGGCTGCTACAGGCATGATGCTTGTAAAACGAGAAGTGTTTAGAAAAATGTTTAAAAAGTTTCCTGAGAGAAAATATGAGTCTGATCAAATTGTAAACGGCCAATCTTACAAATCAGATAATTGTTACGACCTTTTTGCTGTTGGTCCTTACCAAACCCTTGATCAAAAAAGATATTTATCTGAAGATTATTATTTTTCTAGACTATGGACAGAAGAGTGTGGTGGAGAGATTTGGGCTGACTTAAGTATGCCCTTGACTCACTTTGGTAGTAGGGCTTTTAAGGGTCATGTTGGAACTTTGGTTGCTAAGAAAGAGTAATTTATATATATTGGCCTTATGCCTCTAGTGAATTTTAGACCAGCCCCTGGTATTAATAAGGAAGTCACTGACTATACAGGTCAGGGTAAATGGACTGATGGTGACATGGTGCGTTTTTTTCAAGGATCTGCACAGAAAATAAAAGGGTGGGAGAGGTTTCTCTCAACTACATTAGTTGGTGTAGTTAGAGATCAACACGCTTGGATTGCTCTTGATGGCACAAGATACAACGCATTTGGCACTGATAGAAAGCTCTATGTTTTTGAAGAAGGTAGGGCCTATGATATTACTCCTATTAGAGAAACACAGGCCTTAACTAATCCATTTACCACTAACGCCACAACATCCGTTGTTGTTACCGACGCAGGTCACGGAGCAGCTCAAGGAGACTTTGTTACCTTTGATTCTTTTTCTGCTATAGACGGATTAGATATGAACAAAGAGTTTGAGGTTACATCTGTAGCAAATACAGATGCCTATGTTGTAACCACTACATCGGCTGCATCAGGATCCACATCTGGTGGTGGAGGTTCAGGTAATGCTAAATATCAAATATCTATTGGTCCTGAGCTTTCTACTTCAGCTTTTGGTTGGGGCACAGATACATGGGGTTCAAGCACCTGGGGCACACCTTCTACAACATCAAATGTGACCCTAGAAGCTAGACAGTGGTCATTAGATAACTTCGGTCAACTATTGATTGCCACAGTTTTAAATGGAGGAGCTTTTGAATGGAGTCCCACCTCTGGTGTGTCTACAAGAGCTACAGCCATAACCGGTGCTCCTACTGCATCTAGATTAAGTTTGGTTTCTACACCAGATAGGCATTTATTGTTTTTTGGCACAGAAAATACGATAGGCACAACAAATTCACAAGATGATTTATTATTAAGATTTTCAAATCAAGAAGATAGAAACACTTATCAACCAACAGCAGAAAACACTGCAGGATCTTTACGTATTGCTGACGGATCACGGATCGTGGCCGCAGAGCGATCAAGAGGTCAAATATTGGTGTGGACAGACACATCATTACACTCTTTACAATTTATTGGGCCACCTTTTACTTTTGGTTTAAGACAATTAGGTCAGAATTGTGGGATTGTAGGTAGTCATGCGGGTGTTGACATCAACGGTATTAGTTATTGGATGTCACAAGATTCATTTTTCTTATTTGATGGTTCTGTTAAAAAACTACCTTGCACTGTTGAGCAATTTGTTTTTAACAATATTAATGTGACTGGATCAGAAAACGCCTTTGCAGGACATAATGGTGAGTTTAATGAGATTATGTGGTTTTATCCTAGAACAGGATCTGACCAAATTAATGCTATAGTTGCCTATAACTATTTAGAGCAAACATGGTGGACTGGCACTTTATCAAGAACAACATGGATTGACAGAGAAGTATATGACAACCCTATAGCGACAGAATACAGTTCTACAGCCACCGCTAACAACGAAGTTATAAGTGGATTAAGTGATGGTGCTTCATCAGTGTTTTTACACGAAACAGGTAACAATGGAGACGGTCAAGCGATCACGGCTTTTGTTAAGTCTGGTGTTGTGCAAATAGGTGAGGGTAATGAATTTTCTTTTGTATCAAAACTAATACCTGATATAGAGGATCAAGAAGGCACATTAAATGCTAAATTAGAATTTAAGAACTATCCAAACAATAGCACAAGTGTAACAAAAACAGTTACCTTTCAAGATAACACTGACTTCGTTAGTCTTCGTGGTAGAGGCAGAGAGTTTACCGTCAATGTTGTTTCTAATACAACAGGGACTGCCTGGAGATTAGGCACACAAAGATTTGACATACAATCTGATGGTAGAAGATAATGGCACAGCGTAAAAATGTTAAATACTTAAGTGTTGTAGCAGGGCTACCATTAGGTATGATTAATGACGCTATTAAAGAGATCGCTAAGACACGCAAAGTGTTAAAGAAAAAAAGAGTTGGTAAAAAAAAATAATTCAACCCAATGGTAGAAGATAGACTTATACAACAATTAAAAATTCAAGAAATGTCTATTACTGAAGACACTATCTTAGAAAGGTTGTTAGATAGATATCGTTGGCCCAAATTCAAACCAAATAATCTTCAACCTAGTGTAGAAGCAATTTTAGAAGACGGAAGTAAACATCAAAATTTTTTTGATGAAGATAACTATTTAAATTCTTTAGATTGTATTAAATGTTATGAAGAAGGGTATGCTCTAATACTTTCTAATACAGGAGGTCTGTGTAAAGACCTTTGGCTTATTCAACAAGTTTTAAATCAAACTTATCAAAAACACATTAATTGTAATCTATACTTTGGTAATGGTAAAAAATCAGTTTCTTTTGACAAACACAATCACGAATATCCTGTCATTGTTAAAAATATTTATGGCACATCTAAGTGGATAATTGATGGAAAAGAAGTTATTTTAAAAGATCAAGATGTAATTTGGTTTGATAAGGGCATAGATCATCAAGTAATAGAAATAAGTGATGCAAAATTATCTTTGACATGTAATATCGAATAATGGCAAAACTAACATTACAAAGATTTCCTGATCCTAGACCTGAGTATGATGCTCAACAGTCTGCTGAGTTGATAAGACAACTTGAAGAACTAGTTCAACAATTGAACACTCAATATACACAGGACACACAGGAAGAGTCTACCAGAAGGAGTTGGTTTTTTTCTAATGGCTGATGTATTTAAAAGATTTATAACAAACGTAACTACAACAGACTTAACAACTGTGTTTACTGTGCCCACTGCAAACGTAGCTGCTACACCGCCTGTTCCCGTATCAACTTTTATTGTTAAAACTATCAACACACATAACTACGATGGTTCTAATGCAGTTACAGTAAATGTAGACCACAATGACGGTAGTGCTGACTTTCAAATATTTCAAGTTGACGTAGCGGCCTCTAACAC